AAGGCAGCGTCAATAGGAACTCGTCACCCAGGGTGACGATGCGCTGGTAAGCGGTGTCTAAGGTCACGTTAGTTGTCGCCATTAGTGGCTACCTCGACGGTTTTGCGTGGACGGCCACGCCGTGTTGGGGCGACGGGTGCCACCTCGATGGGTTCAACGGGAGGGGGCGGTGCGGAGACGGCGTCCAACAGCTTCTGACCGATGTCCGAAATCTGCCACTGGTTGTTGGTAACGCTCCCCAGGACGACCCACTTGCCATCCCGGCGCACGCGCGCCGTGTTACCTACCAACTCGCCGCCCAGGTGCAGCGCTAGTTCGTCGATGCCCATGCCCACTCCAAGAATAAGGTTGGTTAGGGTAGCAAGTATACCACCCTAACCTGCTACGTGTTGCTAGGCACTGAGTACAGCAGCCCAGTTCTCACTACCGAGCGAGATGTAGAGCCCGGTCATGTTAGCAGCCAGGGCCTTGGCGGCATTGGCAGAACCGTTGTTGATCGCACCACCAGTACGGGGGTAGACGTTCAGCGCAGCGTTGGAGCTGTTGACGATAGTCACCATGTCGCCACGGGCATAGTTAGCCGGCAGAAGAACACCGTCGTTGGCGTTGCCTGTGGTGACGTAGTTAATACTTCCGGTCAGCGCCGTTGCCCCTGCCTGCGTCTGCGTCGTGCCCGCCGTCGCGGTGGCGTAGCCACCAATAAAGCGGGGCTTACGCTTCAGCACATTCTTCGTAATACGCATCGTTGTATCCTCAGAGGGGGCTTAGCCCCCTCAATCAAGGTCGGTTAGGCGCTAAGCACGGCAGCCCAATCGTTGTCGCCCAGGGAGACGTACAGGCCGGACATATTGGCGGCCAGGGCCTTGGCGGCATTGGCGGTGCCATTGTTAATCTGGCCATCCGTGTTGGGGTAAACGTTCAACGAGGCCGCAGAACTGTTGACGATGATCAACGAGTCCCCCAGCGCGATGTCCGCTGGTAACTTGACACCATCATTGGCGTTGCCGGTGGTGACGAAGTTGATTCCACCCGTCAGGAGGGTGGCCCCAGCCTGAGTCTGAGTGGTCCCCGCCGTCGCGGTCTCGTACCCGCCGATCAGACGAGCATTTTGCATTACGTTAGCCATGGTTAGTCTCCATTAGGCGCCAATCAGGGCGGTAGTCAGGGCCTCGGGCTTGATCACCTTGCGGCCGTAGATGGACAGGCCGCGCATGATGTCACCGAAGTCAGTGGGATCGCGCATCGGCTCCGTCTTGTTCATAGTCGCCGCAAAGCTGATGGCGTGCTTGGTACCGGCCACGAGCATGCGCCGGGGCAAGGCATTGGACACAGAAGCGCCCGAGGACACCGCAGTACGGCCAGGCACCAGGGCTTTGGCCGTGGTCCCGCGCGGCAGCAGGTTGCTGACGTAGGTGGTGAAACGGTCGATCTGGCCAATCTTACCGGAGCGGATGGTCGAGGCGTTGTCGCCAGTGAAGAAGCTGGCGGCGATGTCCGACTGCATGAGGATGTGGCGATCATAGGGGGACATGATCAACCAACGGCCCTCAGACGGCACGTTCTGCTCATCGAGCACGGAGGCCATACGCAGAATAGCGTTGAGCACGTTCTCCGGATCAGAGGAGCTGATCGGGGCGGTGTCGGTGCCCAGGTTATAGGCAGCGGACAACTCACCAGCGGTAGCGCCCTTATTGTTGGAGTCGGGGCCTTCGGTAACGAAGCTGTTGAAGAAGACCTCTTCCTCAATGCTGATCTTGAGCTGCTTGGCCGCTTCCTCAGTGAACATGTTCATGAGGTCGAGGTCAGCCTGCTTCTGGAGCAAATCAGCGACTTTGACGCCGTAGTACTTGCCCTTGTTGATCTGCATATCCTGGTAGATCGGGGTGGGGACCTCGTACTGGAGGTTCATGCCCACTTCGTAGTCGCGGATGTTCATGGCCGACGTGGTGCGGATGCGCACCGTATCGCCAATTGATTTGATCTCAGATTCGTAATCTACATTACAAATCTCCGATAGCATGGTCTGCTCGTAGAACTTTACAAGCAGCTTCTTCGACCACAGGGTTGGGATGAAGGTACCGGAATAAGCCGGATCGGTGGTATAGGGGGCGTTGAGCGGATACACAACGCCGGGGGTAACGGTCGCCATATCGGTCTCCAGATGA